TCTGGGTGAATTATCAAATATTTTGGTTTTTGATTATCTACTCTCATTGTAGTTATTCCATCAGCAATTAAATCTGTATCGAATATATCGGTACTTGCTAGTGCTGAAACTCCTGTCTTTGCGTTTACTCTTACAGTGTTAGCTGCGTCGCCTATTAAAGTAGTTATGATTGTTTGATCTTTAATAACTGCTAGAGCATAACCAGCGTTAGCTGTTTTATCTTCTAATATATTATTAAATGACCTATCCATCTCTTTCCTTGTAATCTGGAAAGCATGACCATATTCAGTTGGTGTTACTACAATTTGGCTATAAGCAGGTTTTTCTACTGCTACTGGGGTTGTTTCTGTTAGTTCTATTGCTGTCAATGAAGATTCAATTGCAATATTGACTAAATCCCCGGGTCTGTTTAAAAGTTCTGTGTTTAAAACTCCTAATGGTGCTATTACTGTATTAGCTCTAGCATACTCTTCAATTCTTCTACTCCAGATTTCTGGATTCAAATAACCTGCGTGTGTTTCACCAGCATCGAATACGCTACCACTTAATGTTCTCAACACTAATTGTTCGTCGTTAACCATTTTTTGTTCTCCTATATTTTTTATAATCCTAAAGTTCTTTTTATAGCATCTATTTTATCAGGTGCGTTATCTACCATCAAACCAATCTCTTCTTGAGTTGGTTCCCTCATGGGTATCACTCCTTCTGGTAACGTTGGATTACCTTTACTGTCAACTAAGCCTTTTCTCTGTGGTTGAATGTTATCTACCTTTTCCTGTAATTGCTTCATTGTTTCCAATGTTTGTATGTTAGTCTCTTGTAGTTTCTTGTTTTCTTCTTCCATAGCTTTCATTCTTTCTTGTGTAGTCATCTCTGATAGCTCCTTCTTAACTTGCTCTTTAACTTCATTATTAATATCCTTTTTTAACTCATCTTTTGTTGCTGTCTCCGTCTTAGTGATTTCAGCATCAATTTTCTTTATATCTTCTGTTGTAACAGAAGCATCAGGTTGAGTTACTTCCTCTTTCTTTCCTATCGTTTCGTCTACCATTTTATCTCCTAATTATATTTTTTGTATACTTTTAGAACGTCTTTAAGTTCCATTGTAACTTTTTTATTAGCATTGATTGTTAACCATGCTAAAAATTCATCCTTTGCTGGTTTTGATTTAACTACTGGTGCTAGTTGAATCTTCTTCCTTCTTTTGAATCCCATATTCTTTCTCCCCCTCAAAATCCATCTTTCTTAACATATTTATTCTGTCTTGTAATCCAGATACATCAAAATCCTTCTCATTTAACTTTTGTAAGAATAGATGTGCATTCATCTCTCTTGCTGTCTCTTCCCATAGAGGATTATTTTCATACATGTGTTCCCTTTTCTCGGGTATCCTTATAGGACTTTCTTGTACTAAATCAAATTGTTTCTTCATAATTTCCTTGTGTCTCTTATGCCATTTAATCGCTATCTCGCATTCATCAATTATCTTTTTTCTTTTCTTAGTTTCTTCGTTAGTATTTGCCGTTCTAGGTAATGACGGATTCTTTTCTACTTTTACTAATTTCTCTTCAGGTTTTACCCTGCTATTCCTTTCTTTATTATTTCCTTCCATTTGTCTTGTTCTCCTCTCATTTCGAATACTGTTTTCCAATTTGAGTTTCTATGATTACACATAACGGATGTATCAACCCAAACTGTTATTCCTTTGTTCCATAAATCCATATACCAAAACGAATCAGCATGGATTCCAAAGTTTCCTTTTTCTCTACTATTATCTACTCTAAATTTAAAAACGTCTAATACTTCTTTTTTAATCAAAGAGCAACCAATTCCACATCCATGAATCGGTCTAAGCGTACCATCAATATACTCATGAAGTTCATTCCAGCCCAATTGTCTAACTCTTGTGTCTTCAACTCCATCAATCATAGTTATTCTTTCAACAACATGTAATAACGGAAATCTCTTTTCTCCAAAGCCTATCCGATACATACCATTTATTATTTGTTTATCATGCACCATTAACTTTTCAATTATCCCATTTGTTGGTGGGAATACATCTTGTTCTAAACTAAACAAATAATCATATTCTTCATCTAATACTTTCTTTCTTACTATTTCCATGCAAGTTGCCATTACATCATTAATTGGCTTATCTTCATAGAACCAATCAATCTCTAAATTGAAATGAAACTTACCTACAAACTTTCTTCTTAATGCTCTAGCATATTCACCGTTATCAGCAGTGTTGTCAACTAGGTACACATCGAAGTTTGGATATGTAAACTCATCAAGCATTTCTAACCATGGTTCAATACAATATGCTTTCACATTTGCTATTGAAGTTGCTATCAAAACTCTTGGTAAGCTTACTTTATGAAACTGTGATAATGATTTCATAAGTGAATATTCATCATTTATCTCTTCTGTACTCTTCCTGTAATCTGCTCCCAATGCTGTTGGGAAATTATCGGGTATCTCTTCACCAATGGTTGTAGCCCATCCAAAATCGATTAAGTATACCTTTCCATCCTTTACCATAAGTTCAGATGGTTTGATGTCATTATGAGAACAACCATATTTCTTTAATCCATCAAGGATTTCTTTAGCTTGTTCTCTCCAATCTTTTGGAAGGTTCTCTTCTGATACCTGTTCACCACAATATTCCATTGTGATTTCCATGGGTTTTATGGATATTATTTTTGGAACCCTATCAAACTCTTCAAGTTTGTATAACCAATCTCTTTCTCTTGCATAAAGTTTAGGTCTACAAAAGAACTTGATAACCTTATCCTCTTCTGGGATTACTGTTATTGTTCCACTGTAAGTATTCTTTATTTGGTGCATATGTACAAACCCCTTGTTTCACTTACATCACCAATGAATCTTACTTCTCTGAAGTATTTACTTATGGCTTTTCTGAAGTTCTCAAAGGAGTACTCCTCTTCAATCGTTTCTTTGTTAAATTCAATATGTTTTAAAAACTCAATCGCTGGGTCATCTGGTGATATCCATTCGACAATTAAAGTTTCTTCTGTGAGTTCACCTAAAAATCCTATTAGTTTTTCAAGTGAACCAAATGTAGATGTACATGAATACATCCAATGTACCAATGCCAAAGCAAGAACAACTTGTGCTCTTTCTGTTATATCGGCTATGTTCTCCTTCACCACGTGGATATTAAACCCATAGTGATCGGATAATTTTCTTACGACATCTAAATGATTATCATCGATGTCTACAATCGTAACTTCTGTTGCACCACTCAATCTAGCTAAGAAACAATACATCCCATTAGCTCCACCCAAATCAAGGAATGTTTTTCCTCTAACCATCCTAAGTGGTTTAACCAACATTTGGAACTTATCTGATTTAGATCCAACATAGTCTTTTCTCAATTCGTAACTTTGATAACCACTAACTTCCCACCCATTGGCAGTCTTCACCAACATTGGTTTGTTGGCATACATATTAGGATCATCGAATAGTTCGATAACCATTTCATTTCACATAATTTTTTAATATCTTTGCCCCCGGAATCATTGGTTGTCCGGTTAAACAAAATCTATGAACATTTCCACCATGGACATACTTTATTAATTTATCTCCCCGTGGTCTCATTTCATAAGCATTCTTCTTTGGATAAAATTCAACACTGAATGCATCTTTAAATCCATTCTGAATCTCATACCATATCTTATCAAAATTATCAACATACTTATTTAACATTACTTTAACCCAAAGCTTATTATCTTTCATTTCAGCTTCTTTGATTATCATAATATCTTCAGTAGTTAATACTTTACCCATATCTACTTTAACACCTTCCTCCATTAAAGAGTTTACATGTTCTAAATCTCCTTTAATATTAACTTTAGCTCCACGAATCTGTAATGCCATATCTTGTAGGAATTCTGGTGATAATTGTAATCCATCTTTATTAACTTCATCTGTTGCTAAGTATCCTTCAAGGAAATATTGCTTTCCACCAAACTCTCCCTCTGACCTTACAACTAATTCTTTTGATTTAAATTCAATTGGTTCACTTCTAATTACTAAAGGTTCAATTAAAGAACCATCATTCAATCTATCCTTAACTACAGCCCAAGCTATCTTCTCTGCTCTCTCTAAGCTTCTATTCTCTTTAGCCAACTCATACGTGTTTAGCCATGCTTCTTTAGCTTTCTTAGGAAGCTTGTTCAGTATCTTCGATTGCACTTTGTATCTCCTCTTTATGTATTGATGTTTCTTGGTCGGGTATATGATATACAATGTTATAAACTCTTGTTCCATCTGGCAAGTATAACACACATTGACAGTTTATAACTACTGCTCTTGTTTCTAATTGCAAGTCTCTAAGATATTCATTGATCTCTTCATCAGTCTTTACCATCATAGTCTTAACATAAGTTCTACTTATCATCTTCTAAATCCTCTGGTCCAAATGTAAAGCTCATAGATCTACCTTCAAGTTGTTCTGGTCTTGTTGATGCTCTTTCTCCAGTCTCATGTTTTACTGGTCCATTCTTATCTTCTTTCTTATTATCTTGTGATAATGGATTTTGTCCTCCAAAGCCTATCATCGGTTCAGGCTTTTCAATCTTGGCCTCTGGTCTTAATTGGATTCCAACATCTCGTATATACTGAAGTAGTGATTCATCATCTATACCTATGTCTTTCAAAGCAGTGATTATTTCTATATCATCTTTTTCAATTGTCTTGTCTAAAGGTGGGAACTCAAATGTAGCTGCATCCCATCCCATTTTAGGGAATAGTTCTGCTGTAAGCTCTTCTTGAATAACATTTTGTAATGCTTTAATTCTTGTAAAGAAACTTCTTCTTGCTTGTACTTCTGAGTTACTCCTATTTGCGTTATCTGGAATACCTGCAATGATTGGTGGTACTCTTAAATGTGTTAGTATTTGTTGTCTGTAATAATCCAATATGTCTACTAGGTTATTTAAATTTTCAAATCCTCTTCCGGGAATCCTTTCTATTTCCTCACCTTCAATGATATGCTCTTTATCAGTAAACTCTCTACCATACTTCAAATCAGATACAAAATGTTTGATTTGATCTTGAGAGGCATTACCCATCTTATAAGCATCTCTAAATTTATTGTATTGGAAAAGCTCTCTTATGAACTTTTCTAGGAATTGTTTAGCTGCTACTGTCTTATATAAGCCTTTAACATCTACTTCTCCCCAAGGTGATGTAGTTATGTTATCTATTGAGACATGTACACATTCATCTGGTGTGAATGTAACTGATTTCTCTTGATGTTTTTGTATATAAGCTAAAACTTCACCATGTTCATCTATAACTATCTCCATTTCAGTAGCTTCAAGGATATGTAACTCTGTTGGAGTTTCTCCATTGTAAACTATTTCTATGAATGAATTACCATAGATAACTAAGTTGTAGACCATTTGTCTAAGAAGTCGATTGAATCGGTATTTCTTAACCAATTCTTTTTCTATTAATTTTTTAAGTTTCTTGTTATCACTTTTGATAGCAAAACCATTTTTAATTATCTCATCAGAAATAGATTTCATGGCTGCATTAACTACTGGTTCCTTACGGAATACTTCCATAGCAGTATCAAAATGTGGTTTGTTTATATCACCCATAGTTGTTACAGAAGAATACCAATCTCTAACGTAACCTCTAGAAGCTTCTAGTACAAGATCATCTTTAGATATTATTTTCATTATTATTTATTAGGGATAATTCGTCAAGCTTGACATAATTCACTACTTCCCCACTATATATAGGACACTCATCATATATAAACTTTTCGGTTATTTGGTCTTATTAAGTTACTAGACAGTGGTAAGCAGTCTCAGAACATACAATAAACGCACATTCCTTGATGTTCGTAATATTCGTTTTTTAGTACTTTTCGGTTACAATTGATACATTTTACCCACTTTTTAGAGTGCGTATGGTATTTTGTACTTCTTTTTAAGTTGCTCATTTTCTTCCTTTGTCTTCTTTATTGCATACACTATCTCTTCTTTTTTCCTTTCAAATTCTAGTTTCATCATCTCAGCATTCAATTTTATGAACTCTTCATCTAGCTCATATTCAAACTCTGGATTAAGTGGTCTTAACTTCTTAAGCTTAAGCTTAAGCATCTTCTCTTCAGCTACCAAGTTCTCCTTAGCATGTTTAATATTCCTTTCATTTATTCTTATCTGTTCTTCATTTACCATTTTTACACCCAATACGATTTTAATGGCACTTTCTGATCCATTAACCATGGAGACGTTGCCATCACTATGCTATCCACCCTATCATCTTTTCCTCTAGCAGGTTTATGTATTGATAATCCTCCTTTCTTATTCTCTTCTACTTCCATTGCTTTCATCTGTTTAACTAACTCTGGGATATCTGGATACTTAATCTCATGATTTCTCAGTTTACTCTTGAAGGCACAGTAGTGTCTTATCTTTTCTTTTCTGAAATCAAAGAGTACTACGTTTCTACCTTCTTTGATAAAGGTCTTATTGATTGCATCTCCTTGAGCACAATCATCTGGTATGTACTTGATGATATTGAACCTCTGTCCTAGCCCAAACATAAACTCTGGTAATTGACTTATATCATATCCTGAAGGGAATTCCTTCTGATACACTAAAATCAACTTACCATCTTTATCTTCACCAGCTAGTGATACTACTGTTCTTGCATCGGTCATACCGTAATCTATCCCAGCAGCTACTTTCATTCTGCTATCTACTTGTGTTACTAAGGTGTTGTCTACTCCGTCGTCTACATCTCTACTCTGGAAGAATGCTCTTGCATCAGATGTGAATGATGCTTCATACTCTTGTTCAAACTTTAATGGATTTCTGGTGTTTTGTCTCTTCATTTCGGTCATAGCTTTAATCTCTTCCTTTGGACACATTCTCCAATTCCACCAGAATCGTTTGTATTCATGGTGTTCTCTCTTGTCAAATGGATCAAACAAGTCATAGAAGAATCCTTTCTGACCATTTGGTGTGGATATCAGAAAGATACTTCCTCCTGTGAACCTTACTGTGGGTTCTATCACTGTTTCAAACACTTCTTCATCTACAAATGCAGCTTCATCAACTATCACCATGTGTGCTGGGTATCCTCTAGCTGAAGGGGTGGATGGTAACGAGTGTATGGTTGAACCATTCTTAAAGGATATCTGTGTTGTGTTGTTTGGTCTTTTATTGTCTAGCTCTTCTGGGAACATCCAAGCTGCTTTGTTGCCAATTTGCTTACTTGTTGCTCTGTTGAAGTATTCATTTCCAGCATGGATAAGTTTCTTCATTTCACGGATTACACGTTTAGCTTGATCTAAACTACGTGAGAACACTAGTACTACTGAGTTGGGGTGGTATATTGTGTAGTGCAATGCTCTTATGATGACTGCCCAAGTCTTTCCTACTTGTCTAGATGAGCAGATGATAACCCTATTTGACTTATCGTTCAGTACAATGTCTTGGTATGGGAAAGGATGTAGGTTTAGGTAGGTTTTAGCGAATATAGTAGGATCATCCTTACTTAATCTACGATATGTCGGATAATTCGCTTTTAAGTCATAGTTATCCAATTTATCATGATATCTTCTCATTTCTTCCATATTTGGTTCTGAATAGTTCATATTTGCTCTACTCTTATATACGCATTCATCATTTATAAAGGTTTCCCTTATTCTATCTTATTAAGACAGATACCATACAAACATTAGTTAGCTTGATAGATATATCTTATAGCTTACTATAACATACACAACACAAGGTAGTTATCCAATATGCCTATTCTTGAATATATGTTATAATATCTATCTTAATAAGATATATAATGAGTCATATATGACTCTTAATATGTTATATATATGTTATATTATGTTATATAATATACAAGATAACTATAATATGAATATATGAATTATATATAATCATAATAACTTATGATTAATTTACTAATCTTATGTTGTGAGTATTGTATAATCATTATAACAAATTAATAATATATCTTAATCAATATGAATAAGATAGCTGTTACCACTAACTAATGGAAAGCATAATAGAAAGACTTATAAACAAACTTTCCCAAAATAACAATAGGATTAGTTAGTTACTAATCACTAAACATAGGGAGTATTAACAAAATGGATCTTAAAAAACTAGTAATAGAAAACAATCAAACAACACTTAAAGAAATGGTAGACATACTAAAAAAAGAAAACATAGTATCAATAGATAAGATAACAGAAGATGATGATTCAGTAATAGTTGAATATCATTAAAAAATCTTTTAACATCTCCTTGAGAGATATAACTAAATAAGAAATTGGGTATATCTCGGGAAGGTATTAAAAAATGAATAAAGAAAACGGACATAAAGAAACCGATAAACAAATACTAGGCATAAGCTTAGAAAACTTAGGAACAGTAAACAAAAATCTAGTAAGGTTAAGAACCAACAAAGGAAACTTAACCTTATGGTTTAGCTATGAAACCATAGTAGGTTTTGCTGTTAGTGGTGGTGGTAGGTATTTAAAAGGCGTTATTCAAAATTATTGGAGTGGCACTACAGGAAAACTACTTAATCAGCTAGAACCAGATAAAAAACTTAGATTAGAAGAAACAAATTTTAAAGAAGCTCTATCAGAAGCTTTTAGGATGGTGTTCTAAAATGACTAAATACGAATTTTCGGCTATATGGACAACACACTCAACCCAAATTTATGAGGTTGAAGCAGAAACAGAAGAGGAAGCAAGAGAAAAACTTGAGGGTGGTGATTATGATGTTGTAGATGATAACTTTGACACTTCCAAAATGGAAGATATAACACTTGATAAAGTAGATAGTAAAGAAGTTAGAAAATGACTACTTACAGAATAGTTAAAAAAGGAGAAAAGTTTCAACTGGTTTCTAACTATAAAACATTTAAATTATTACTTTCTAAAAATTGGGAATCAGTAGCATATATTAAAGGTAAAGACTTAAGAATAGAGGTGAGAGAATGAAGCCAGATTACGAAAAAGGATTTAATATCTTAATGGATTGGTTTAATTACATTCCAGAAGAAGATAGAATAGAAGTAGATAAAGAATTAAAAAAGGTAGGGTGTTAAAATTAAAAGAATAAGATATAGCTTTACAAAGAAAGAAATAAAACATATAATAGATTATTATTCTGTTATACCAATAGAAGAGGCATTAGAAGAATGGGCTTATGCTACTTTTGATTTAAAGCATAATTGTAGTATAACACTTG